AATTTTCTTCGTTGTGTAGTAAAAACTGATATAGTGAAACATTTCCAGTATTGTCATATGTTCCGCAATAATCTTTAATTAATACACCGTTATGATAATAAAAATTTCTGTCATGGTAATGGTGTAAATTTCCATACAAATTAATAAACTTCTGATAAGCTTTTACACTTCGATTAATTGCCGATGTTTTAAATGCGTTTGCTGCGTCTGGCGCAACGTTACCAACATCTGATAAATAACTTTGTTGTTCGTTAATATATCGGTGATATACATAATACGCTAATAAAGAAAAATTTCTATTTCCTATTTGGTATTTTATACCCTTCCAAAAATATTCAACACCGCTTTTTGTGTAGGTTGCGCCATCCATTAAATCAAACCATTTTTGGTTCGCTCCTGGGTTAACGATTCCGTTGCCGTCGGTGTTTCCGATAAAGTTATTATACAGCTTTTGACCTAAAGCAAAAACAAGCGCTTCTTCTTCAAATTGATCGATAAAGGTTTGAAAGTTTTCTGTTCCCCCACCAATTGACGATGACGTCACCCCGACATTCGGTACTGTCAATTCACCAATATAATAAGATGCGCTTGTAATACTCATAACTGTTTTATTTTTAATTTACTTCTTTTGCAATTTTGTCTTTTATTAATTGCTCACCCATTACAACATGAGGGTTTATAATTTGCCCTTTTTTATAATGTTTCGTGTCACTAATGACTTCTAATTTAATGCGATCCCCGTACTTTATTTTTCTTCCAGCTTTCGCGTTTCTTTTTAACATTTCTTTTGAATTCATGGATTTTTTATCAATTTTAGACATAATTAAAAGATTAAAATTTTATTAAGGCGCTACTTCTACCGCTTCAATTGCTGTTAATATTGTGGAAATATCATCAAAAATAATACTTCCTGTATCGCTGATCGGTAAATATGTACCCATAAAGGCTTCTAGTTTACGAGATTGCAAGTTTTTACTAAAATCGTCGTTTTCCCAACCTTCATAATACATAACGTTTTCACTTATAACAACTTTAAAACGCTTTAACTCTCCTAAAAGAATTTTGTCCGCATCAATTTTGTTTGTGAACACTATTCTAACCTCACCAACTTGGCGACCGTCAGGCGTTACAAATGGCGGTGCAATGTAGTCGCCTTCGGAATTTTTGATTCCTTTCATTTGTGCCATCCAAACGGTGTTTAAAACACAAGTTAATTCACCCTTAAAGTTGTTTAATCTTACATAAGTAGCAACTGACATTATTACATCCCAGATATTTGCATCTGTGTAATAGTTAGCTAAATTTGTAGGAACTACAAAAGGTGAAGCAAGCGTCTGAATACCAGCAAGATTTGGCCCAACTCCATCGCCAGAACTAACGCCGTCGTCAATTTTTTGTTCAACTAATTCGGTTGCATGTCGTCTAAAATCGCTTACAACACTTGGCGCGTGCATAATTAAACGGTTTGACATTTTCCAACGTAAAGCAACCTCCTTAACTTCGGTTTTGCTTTCTTGGTATTCCGCGTCTGCTAAAGGTTTTAAATCGCCTTCATTAATAAATTCAGCGTCGCCCTCTTCATTTACTCGATCAACATACCAAATATTTTCTGTTCCCGCTGCGTCTGCACCTTGAATTACTTCTACTAAAGGTAAAATGTAATTGTCTGGCTTTGGCGCTGAATGAATTTCGGTATCAATAAAGTTACCAAACAATTGATTAAAGCCATCTGGCACATTAGGAATTACATTTGCGGTAGTCATTAAGGCAGCAACTTTAATTTCTAAAGTGTCAAATCCTTGTTTTCTACTTTTAACTGAATCTTTAACGTTTTCACGTTTCATAAATTCAATTAATTGTCCTTCCTTTTGTGATGGTGTTCCCTCTTCTTTCATAGCTGTAATTTCTAAGCCTAAATTTTTAACCTGTTCGGTTAACTCGTTAACTTTTTCTTTGTCGGCTGCAGTATCTAAAAGATTTTTTAAACCTTCAATATTTAGGTTTTCTAAACCTTCAAGACCTTTAAGAGATTCCGAAAGTTTTTCATCGATCTTTGCGCCTGTTTTTTCTTCTAATTTTTCAATAAGCGCGTCAAATTCTTCTTGTTTCATTGTTAAAATAATTAAATGTTCTTAATTGCGTCCATTAAATTAAAATGTTTAGTGTCACTTGGTGACGGCTGCAAAGTGTCTTTTACTGACGGCTTTTTATTTATTAATTCGTGGATCATTTGTTTAATTTGCTTCGATTGATATTCAAATTCATGCATAGTTTCATCTGTATATCTACCTTTTTGCAAAGCTTTTGTTATTTTATTGTAACGTTTAAAAATGTTACTTAATTGTTCTTCTTTGTTCGCTCCTTTAACGCCTAAATTTGGCGTCAATTCATTTGCCCCAACCATTACAGTACTATACTCAAATTGCATTGATTCTTTTTGCAACCATAAGCAGCCCATCATTTCGGCCTCTTCTGGGTTTATAAGCATGTCAAGTACTTTGTTCCAATCTTGCATAGAATTATCAAGGTAATCTAATTGAATGTATCTAAAGCCATAAGAATGATTATCATAAATGCCATCTTGATATTTTAAGAATGTATCTAAATGGCCGTCCTGTCTAAAGTCTAATTCTGTTTCAAAATATTGACCGTCTACATTTACGCCGTTAATTGTTTCTGTTCTGTTTTCTAAAACAGTCGGCACACTTATAATTTTTTCCCAGTTATGAAAAAGCAAATGTTTTATTTTTGCGCGGCCTGTTGAATTTACACCGCGTTCATTCATAGATTTATCTAAATGCCCCTTTAACCCTACGTCGCCATCATGGTCAAGATAATTATAAGACGTTGAAAAACCTGTTACAGTTCCTTTGCCGTTATTCTCGCTAATGTCTTTTATTAATATACGATCATTCCCTTTAATTTTGTAAGGGTTTGACATCTTTTGAATTTTTTGTTGTTCTATATTCATGATCGTGTTTTATTTAAATATTCTGTTTCCCTCTCTTGCGCTGTCTCAGTTGTTATAATACCCGCTTTAACTAAATCAATTAGTGATCTAGTATATTCATAATACGATTGTTCTTTGGCTTTGTGTACTGTTGCCATGATAGGCAAATGATCCCAAGACATTCGAATTTTTTTATTTTCTTGACTATAATTAAATTCTGTTTGATACGTATTTGTAAAGTCGTCACCCTCAAATTGAATTGATGACTGCGCCCATTTAACAAAACTTTTTTCTTGGTTCTCAAAAGTACTACCAGATTTTAGCCATGCTTCGGCTACGTCTCGCGGTATGTTATAAGCTCTTGCAATTGTAAAATAATCCTCTGCAAATAAATCACCCAACATCAAACGTCTAAAATCCGCGGCTAATGGTTGCACGTCAACAGTCGCATTAGTGGCAATTATATTTTTTTGATATAAGCTATTTTCAACTTCGTTTTTATCTTCAATATCTAAAGGCGTGGTAACGCCGTCGTCAACTGTTCTATTAGATGCTAAATATTTTCCCGCAAAATTTAAATTAATTCCTTTTGCTTCGGTGTTTCTCATTACATTATCTAAAACGCCTTGTAAACTTGTTAGCCTTGAAGGTGACTGCATAAGTTCGCCATCACTTAACATTGCATTAGTAACATCATAAAACGGTATTACTTCGTTTAATTCGATGTCAATAATATTACCGTTGAAATCATATTTTAACTTTTGTTCGTTATAACGGTTTTTTTGGTCCTGAGTAATTAAAAATTTATCAAGGTCATCGATACAATTCCAATTAATATTAATCGGATTTAAATTGTAAAGACCATCAATTGCATTAATATTATAAACGTCGTTAGAGGTTTTAATTTTTCTTGTGTAGTTATTTCCAAGTGATTTATACCAAAGATGTTTATATAAAAAATCCTGTCTTGATGTTTTTAAATAAGGATTGTTTAATAAAAGTATAAAGGGATCGTCTGGTAAATTAACAGGGTTATCTGGATCACTTACATCTTCGACAATTATTTTGCCCTGTGAAAATATTGTACTTCTTAAATCTAAAACCGTAAATAATGCGGGATTGCAAATTGATTGTTTTAAAAAGTTTTGGTTATTGTGCTTAAGATTACTGCTGAATAAATAAGACCAAGAACCGTTTTTACCTCTCTCAATCGTTAAATTTCTATTAAATAAATAATTTGAAATATTTGAAAAAATACTCATGCTAAATAATTAGTAATTACCCCATTTACAAAACTATAAATTAATTTGTTAAAATTACCTTTTATTTATTATATAACCAAATTTAATTTTATAGTGATATTTTTAATTTTATTTGCATGTACATAACAGCGTACCTCATAGCATCCAATAAGTGGTCATCTTTTTTTACTGTTTTGTCTGTTGGTAAATTATACCTGTCTGTTTCCCACTCATAAGATTCATATTCTTTTTTAAGGTTTAAAGAGTCATTTACATAAACAACATTTGCACGCTGTATTAAAGAAACGCCACCAAAAACACGCCCTTTTTTGGCTTTCATAACATAATAGCCACCATTACGCAATGATCGAATACTTTGTTCATCATTAACATCACAAATTATAGCACGCTTTTTGTCTATTTCTAAAGTCTCAAATAAATCGGGTAAAGATTCAATTTGTTTACCTGGCCTATATAAAAGTTCTTTAACGTAAAAAGTGCCATCGTTATACTTTACCTCTATTAATGCGGTCGGGTTTGTTTGCCCAAAGTCAAGACCATAGTATGAATTATATTCTAGGTCGTCAAATTCGTATGCTGTAATACTTTGCCAACCATGATAAACTTTGTTAGGTTTTTCAGATTTAACACCAAGACCGAAAACCATCCAATCATAATCACTTGCGGTTTTTTGTTGTTCGTTGTTCCATCGATATAATATTTCGTTTTGTATTTGTTTATCCTTAGTAAGCTGTTTTATTTCTTTTATTACTTTGGTTTTATCTAGTATATGTTTTAAATGCTCTACATCAAATTTAAAATATTTGTTTAGTAATGGTTTAGTTGAAAGTATTTCATTTCTTACTGTTTCCGATAAAAATGGATTATCTAAAAAAGTCGAATGTATAACTTTACAGTCTTTACGGCTTTTAAATTTTTCAATATAATGATCGCTTATTGGATTCCAATCGATTAATAAAATACCATCTAAACGCCTAACAAGTTCTTTTAAAACTTTGTCACTAAATTTATACGGTTCATTAATCCAAACTAAATGATTTTCTTTACCTATTACCTGCTCGATATTGTCCGCGCCTGTAAAAATGATTCTGGAATCATTACTGAACGTGTAAGTATGATTGGATTTATTTTCTAGTAAATCAGTATAAAGGTTTTCATTGTTTAGATAATCTCTTAATTGTTGCGATGTTATTAAACCCTTTTCAAATTGTTTTTTTCTGCTGTATGGGTCTTTTAACCAATCCTTAAATTCTGTTTCTACCAATTCCCTGCATGCTTTTTGCGTGTCACGCATTACAACAATACGTTTGCTTGCATTCTCTTTACAAAATAAATACATCAATAAAAAAAAAGACCATGTTTTTGTTGACCTACTCGAACCTTCATTTAAAAGTATTTTATAGCCTTTTTGGTAAGCTTGCCAATTTTTCTGAAATACTATACTTGCGGGAATTTGCATATTCTAATATATAAAAAAACCGCTTAATTAAAAGCGGCTTTGTAATTTAATTGTTTTTATTTATTGCATTGTCCAAAGCGCGGCGCATGTAATACCTAGCATTAACCAATTGGTTGCGGTGCACGTATCTGAATACCAAACACCACCCATCATGTTGACAACTTTAGTTTTATAACAACCATCTGAGCCAACAATTGACATTGTGCCTACGTCTGTTTCTTGGCTGCAATGGGTTACTTCGCGATTGTCATTTGCTGACTCTTGATTATTTAAAAAGTGTATAACCGCATTATTGTAATCATTAACAAGCTGTTCTAAAACATTACTTACTTCGTCTTGTGATCTGTTTTGATTAATTGAATTAGTCAATTCTAAAACGCTGTTATAATAATCTTCTGTAATAGTTTTGCTTTCGCCATCTATCCAATGTATTACATACTTGTTATTTTCAAATGCAATGTAAAACTTTTGTAATGACTTTAAATAAAACCCTGCTAACTTTGGTAATTCACCAGTTAATAAAATTTCTTTATCTGTTGGTATTTCTAAAGTAAAAGAATCAAGCGAATTAATAAATACTTTATCCGTATTTAATTGATATAAAAAACTTTCGTCAGCTGTGTTTAAATCCGTTATTAATTCGTCTTTACTGCAGCCTATAGCGATAGATAAAATCAATCCTAAAAGGCTTATTGATGTTATAATATACTTTTTCATAATATAAATTATTGCATATTACAAAAAGAATTGTAAGCTCCCGCACTTATTGAGTAAGTAACACCGTCGCCTCTAGTTAATTTATAACCTCCAACGCCGTCCTCATAGGCTGCGAATTGCATAGTTACATGACAGCCTGCGTATCTAGGATTACAAACTACAAAAGTAGAAGTTCCGCGACATACAGAACTGCGACCAGTTAAAGAACTAACTAAAGCGTTAAACTCTTCATCGCTTAAAATAACAACGTCTTTAGGGCTTTCGGGTAATTCGTCTACATTGTTTCGTGTTTGTTCGATTTGTTTTGTGTTAACTATTTCTTGTGTTTCTGATTCTGTAAAAACGTCGTCTTTACTACATGAAACGAATGCAAGTAAAAAAATAATTACTACAGTTTTAAATAAATTTTTCATTTTAATAATTGGTTTTAATATTTGCCTACTCTGTCTAAGGTTTTCGGCTTACCCTTTTTATTTTTGTTTTGGTGTTAGAAAAAATTAAGGCTCATCTCCTGAAAAAGAAAGTCCGTAATAAAAGTTATTCATTTTATAAATCACATTCTTAACACCAAGTAAGGGAAATATTAACCAACATAACACAGTAGGTATAAAAAAAATTGACACTACAAAAAACACCCTAACAATCAACAACAACACATATAAAAATGTAAATAGAATTGTCTCTTTAAAAGGTTTTCCATTTACTTTTAAGTTTAATTTTATATTTATTAATTTAAGTTTTTTAAATCGTTTCATTTGTTTGTCTTTTAAAGGTTTTCGGCTTACCCTTTTTAACTTTGTTTTATTGGGTTGTTGTAGTGCATTTAATAAACGCCTATATCGCAGATTTTAAAGTCATTGTCATATAGTGGTATAAACCTTTCAAATGGTAGTTTATATTCGGATAGCACTTGCCATTTATTATCCTTTAAAATCTTTAATCCAATTCCTTGTTTTCTAAGCTCACCTATATTTGTTAGTGTTTGGTTTTGAGAAAAACGCACTACAACATCATGTATAGTGCATGGCTTGTTTTTATTTTCAATCGTATTTTTCATAATCAAATTTTT